CCACAGTAAAACTCTGGTTTGATTTGCGAATATAACCTTCGGCACTTTCAAGGGCTGCGGCAATATTACTTTGCATATCAGCATCAAAACCATCTCCAACATAATCATAAGTGTTACCGTCGTTGCTGATATGAATTTGACAGGCTGTAAAAAATTTATTTTGAGGTATAACACAGAATCTAATCATCCGGCCTCTCGGGTCCTCAATCACCTCAACTACAGGGTCCTCGAACTCCGGCAATTCCTGTGGAATCCGCCTGCTACTTGTGTAATTATAATCCACTTCACTATAAATAAATGGCTTATCTTCAACCGCCGATATAACTAAATCCTTACCGTTTGCCGATTCGTCAATGTTCGTAATCCTTACTCTTTGGCTATCAACAGAATAACCATCGCTTAGTAATATCACATCACCTACACATAACGCCATTCGCTTAAAACTAATAGTAAACCGGTAAAAACTAAATCGATAGAGACTTTCAAACAAATACCTATATACCATCTCCTGAGCGATAACCGGACTCGTTATGCCGGCAAGGTTTATTTGCTTTGTGCGTACAGAACCGCTGATACGCTGGTCAACCTCATCATTGGCAACACACACGCTTGTATCAAAATTATGGTCAGCGTTTGTCCACGCAACTTCTACTTTATTGAAGGTGTCTCTGTATGACCGCTTTCTTACATCAACTACCGGCTGCGTGTCATCATCACCGCTTTTAACTAAATCATCCTGCGTAATATGGACATCCTCTCCATTCATCTGCACAGGGTCCTCGTTCTGGAAACAGTCAAGATTGAGTTTACCGTCAACCATGAACATAAAACCTTTATAATGGGAATTGATATAGTCTATCCAGTCTAATACTGCCTTCTGCGTCCCTAACTTGAAACTGAATTTATAGCCTTTGCTTTCACAATAAGTATCCACATCATCAAACGAGGTTGTATTTAAATAACCACTATCAACAGAAGCACCATATCTGGTATTCGTGAGCAAATCCTTTATTATCGTTCCGGGCAAATCACCAATATTACTTCTCAAAAACAGATAACCTTTAGGCCCCCACATCTTCCAGATACTTTCCAAGTCCCAATCAGCATCCGTATAAGTGCTCATAGCCTGCATCTGGCCGGTCGTTTTTCCTGTGCCAGACGCACTTGTGTCCCAACCGCTTGTATTTTTATCCCAAAAACAATTTGTAACCGTAGCTCCTTGGTCGCGACCAGACCAACCTCCGACATATTCATCAGGAGCAACCGATACACCCCATGTAACAACTTCACCAATACTGTAACAATTCGTATAAATGCCTATCGCTATATAACCACAAAATCCCCCAGCATTACGACCAAAAGTAGGACTTCCAATTTCCGCCGTAACTTTACCAGTGGCGTAGCAATCAATATAAGAAGCACCTCCATCATAACCAACAAATCCTCCAGTATATATGTGGCCCGTTACATCTCCTGTTGCGTAACATTTTGATAATATAGCATTACCTCCCGATGTATCTTTCCCAAGAAACCCGCCTTGATATAAGGGTTCGTGTGCCTTATCGCTTAAATAATTATCGTAACCTTGAACATTGCCAGTTGCGTAACAATGCTTTACCTCTTGACAATGAGTGCCAATTTCGCCAGCAAAGCCTCCGTGTTTGTCATATCCATAACTACCACCTAAGGGATGTTCCATGTGAATTACATCACCAGTTGCATAACAGTTGACCGTATTGCCATCTAATCTTCCCACAAATCCACCAACATAGTCACAACTGCAAGCGACATATATATTTGCATCCAGTTTTATATTACAGCTTGTCCAGCAATCACGGGCATAACTTTTTGGGTCGGTTCTGCTTTCAAAATAACCAACAAACCCACCAACAAAATCATCTCCTTCTATTGCACCTGTAGAGCTACAATTTATAAAATCTGTATATAGGGCACGGCCCACAAAAGAGCCGGTATAAAAAGGTTGGCCGGGACCTACACCGAAAACAGATTTTATACTAACATCTTCTAAAATAACATCTCTGATAAGTGCATTTTCGGTAGTGCCAAATAAACCTACACCGTCGGTAGTGTAATCTGTTAAATTTATAGTCAGTCCTGTAATCCGGTGTCCTTGTCCATATAGTGAACCGGTAAATCTATTAGCATTAGTACCAACAGGCCGAAACCCCTCGCCGCCATTCCAAGTAACCGTATCCGAAGCGTCTATATCAGCGACTAAAACATAATCGGCAGTCAAGTCGTTTGCCATATTTTGTAAATCATTTACGTCACTAATTTCAATCGCTCCAGCCGGTACCTCCGGTGCGATTCTGCCTTTTACCTGAAATACAAAGTTTGGCATTGAACTGGAATCGCCGAGATTATAATCAGAAAAATAGGCACAACAAACGTATTTATATTGAGCGTAATCTTCACCGATAAGCGTCTCAATACCGTCATTATCAAAGCCTTCAAACAGAGTCGCATCAGTTAATGGAATTTCATCTTTGCCCTTCCATATCCTTTCAATTTCAGCAGGCCCTTCACTTACAGCAATCAAAAAGCTCCGGGTATATGTATAACTTACCGTCGTAACTTTCCCGCCGCCCTTGCCGCCCTGTTTCTTCTTATGTGATATAACATTTAAATCCGCCATCCAGACAATGTTACCGGCAACCTTGCAAGTACCATAAACCTTTGGTACACAACCGCCCTTTGTTGCACTCTGAACCGGATACGTTGCTATCTGTGGCATAGTCATTGACGCTTTTTCAGCGAAGAGATAAGAACCAATACTGGAGCCAACCATAAACCCTACAGCAGCACCAATCGGCCCGAACATAGCTCCACCCAGAGCCATCCCCCCAATGCCTGTAACTAACGGCATAACAACTTTTCCGTATCTAATAATCATGATTTTCGCCTAAGCAACTTTATCATAACTGAATCTAAAAGCCTTCCTTAATCTCTGTTCCCACAATGAATTATGTAACATAGCAAAACTGCACTTTTGAGCATCAGATGAGTTATGAGCAAATATTCCACCGGAAACATAAATCCCCGCATGACTTACCGCCCTGCCAAACTGAAATAAAACGACATCACCCGGTCTAATCTGTTTAACAGATATCTCATCACCATATTTTATAATTTCAGCCAAGATATTTTCCTCGTCTTTATGAACGCACCAATCATAAGAATAGAACGGTAATTTATAATCCTTCAAATATCCTAACGATTGCATCACGCCTATAATAAAGCCGGTACAATCGCAACCGAATTTACTTGTACCTCTATGCCTGAACGGTACTTTTTCCATAACCCATTTACCGGCTTCCTCAGCTATCCTCTTACCCATATTCATTAAAACAAAGCCTCCTCCGGCCTTGGTATATATAGATAACCATTAAAATTATCATCATTACTGAAATCTGCACACCTCTCCGGCGTCTTATTACATCCGGGATATATCACATAAGATGTCCCTGCCACAATTTCAGTTCTATAAGGTGTAGTAGCGTATATCCAAGGCCAGTCAACTACACGTATCATTTTCCTGACTTTATTATTGTCTCCAGATGTTATCCTGACTTCACCTAAATCCCAATATCCGTCCCATGCGAAACTAATAGATGAATCTGTAATATGGTATAAATCACCCGCCGTACTCGTCGCTACGCTCGCCCACGAATAACTTGCCCTGTCCAGACCACAAGCAGGGTCAAACAAACGATTATTACACGGTTCTTGATATAGATTTTTCGGCACTTGCTTATTAAGCGTATTTAGTATGGATGTACAATCAAGAGTCAAAATACTTCGATTATAAGACACGTCAGCAAAACCAATAAATAACGTATTTTCAGCACCAGCACCACTTTCTTTAAAAGCAATCCGCTTAATAGTAACCTTGGCACCGTCCAGTAGATTATTAGCCAATTCCTTTGCGAACTCCTGTGAGATGTTTTCCAGCGTTATCGTTGTTTTATCGGCTTGTAAATTCATAAACGCCGATAATGGCGACCTTTTAACCGGTATAGCTGTATAAGTTGTTCCGGCCCAAATTATATCCTCGCTATACGCTGTATAGTAATATACATCACCTGTATAAAGCTCTACCTCATAAAGCTCTGTAACTTCAACCGTCTGACTATCCTGTGTATTCAGTCCTGTTTTCATATCTTAACTTCTATTAAAACCAAATCGACAAACTTATAAACATCCGGATGTGCCATAACGTCTGTTAGCAAATCATTATCGAAAGCGACCCGGAAATAAAAATCAAAGTCCACTGTAATCTGAACACACGCCGAGCCGCTAACATCACCAGCAGGTAAATCACCATCAATGGTTATTGTAAAATCAGGATTAGTCCAATCAATACCATTTATTGTATATGTACCATCATTGCCTGTTGAACCTGTGATAATAAATTTACCACCGACAGCGAAATTTGAACTCAAATCACCGTCACCAGTTATAACAATATTATCATCACCTCCCGGTCTATTTACTGCATCAATTGTGTATATCGGTGGAGCTGCGGCAAACGTGATTATTCCTGTCTCTGAACCGACCGTCCACCCGGCACCCTGAGCAGCACCGCTGAACTTAACATTATTCGTTGCTTTAATATCCTTCCTGTTCTCGCTCCATTTTTCCGCTGTGGCTGGATAATATTCGCTGAATAATTGAAATGTTTTTGTGGCTCCATCAGCCGTAAAGTATGCCTCATAATTATAATCTTCAGCGTCATAATATAAAAATGTATTTCCCTGTCCTCTTGCTCTATGAAACAATTCCATTAATTCATTACGATTAACTTGCGGCATAAGGTCCCATCGCAGTTCCCATTTACGTATCGGAAACGATGTCAATACCTGCCTCTGTGATAATCCACTATCATATTTAACTACATCCGTAGGCCAAGTAAATCGTCTTACAGCAGGCCCGCTTTGCGACCATGTTATAAAATCGTTCAAAACTACAATCATTTATCAAACCTCCTGAGTGGACTATTTGATGTCATTGCCTGTTGAATTGTAGCTGCCACAAGGGATTGATTCTTTTGGAAAAATGCCGCTGTACTCTGAGCATCTATAGCATTAACAGTCAAATTAACTGTAACCGGCTGTTCCTGCATTTTTGATAATGGTATCACGGCCTCCGGCTCCTTTTCGCCAATAAGAGCTAAAGTAGGCTTTGTAACCAGTCCACCTTTAGCGAATCCTGCAAATGGGTCAACTATTCCACCCGCTGCTGCCATAGCCGCTCCGCCCGGAACAAACTTCGTCATCACCTGAAATACCATCCATTGAGCAATCAGGTCGGCAATTATTCTTTTAAAAACATTATGAATTTCTGTAACAAAATTCGCCAGATTATCCATCATTGTCGTTGACCCTTCGGCCATAACCTGCAACGACCTTGACATCGCACCTTGTATAGCCGTACCCATATCTCGATAATGTTCATTTACCTTGACTGTCTCTTTTTCCAAAGCATCTTTTTTGATTTTGCTTATTTCCATTGTCAATTGCCGTTCACGCAGCATTCTATATTCTGCCTTCTGTTCCTCACTGCCGATAAAAGCAGCTATCTCGTTGTCATATCTGACTCTTGCCTGCCGAATCGACCTCTCCAATTCAGTATCACCCTGAGCAATAAATATCGCATCCCTTGCAGCTACAATAGACCGTTGACCGGCATCTCTTATCCGCCATTCCTCTGCAATCTGTAATCGGAGATTTTCCATCTGCCTATCGAGTGATTCCTTTTGCAACCTTTCTTTTTCCTCCAGATGGCCCTCATAAATCATCTCGAGTTCCATGTAATTTTTATGGGCCTCGATTTTTTCCTTTTCATTCATAGTCCGGACACCCGCTAAAAATATTTCAAGTGCTGCATCGGCTTTCTGTTTGGAAATCTTGATTGTCTCGTCCAGACTTAACCGACCGGCCTCATATAGCATTTCCGTTTCGATTTTTTGCCAGTCAATAATATGACCTTCTGTTTCCCGGGCCTTCGCCTTTTCTGTTTCCCTGTGCAGCTTCAATATCCGGGCCATACTGTTTTTTTCACGCCGGAGTTTGACCGCCAAAACTCCTTCATGGATTTTGATTAACTCCATCGCCTGCTGCCGTAATACATCTATTGGAATCCAGAAATATCTTTCAGCCAATGTCGCTTCATGTCCGAATTTTCTTAATACCTGCAAGATGTCCGCCCGCCCGCCTGTTTCAACCCTTTCGGTCATTTTATTCAATTTCTGTAATTCCTGCCGAATCGTTTGTATCTGGATAGCGGTGTTTCTCGTGGCTTCATATTGTTCAAATATCCGCCAGTATTCCTTCCAGTCCCTCAATGAATCCCGGATGTCTTTATTAAGATTTTTGATTTCGACCTTAAAATCTTTAATGGCTTTTTTGGCAGTTGCAACATTAATTGCTATGCCGGCGATAATAGAAGCCAAGGCTGTCAATCCAATCACCAGCCCGCCAGCACTAACTATTAAAATACCAAAAGATACGTTTAATCCCATTGCCACAAGTGTTAAGCCACCTAAACTAACCGCTAATTGTCCGATAATAGTCAAAAGTAAACCTGCCGTCCCTACCATTGTTGCCAACCCCGCCGCTAATGTTTTATGAACCTCAACCCACGCTTTCATTTCACCGACATTTTCTTTTATTTTTTCTGAAACCATCTCAAGTACAGGAATAAAACCTTCAACAAAATGCCTTGTCAATTCTTTGACTTGTTTTATTAACTGGCCAACGCCCTCACTAAAAGCTACCATTTGTTTAGCAGCGATTTCTTCCGCCGTGCCTCCGGCCCTTTCCAGTTCCTTTGTGAAAGCCCTTAAAGAAACAACACCTTTATCAAATACGGCAAGCTGACCGGCAATAGCTCTTGCACCAAACATAGTTTTAAAAGCATAATTCCTTTGTTCCTCGCTTGCGGCTCGAAGTTTTGGACTAATCTCACCGACAAGCTGAATAAAAGGTTTCATCGCACCATTTGCATCATATATTGCAATGTTATATTTTTCCATTAAATCCCTTATATCGCTTGTTGGTGCGGCAAGGTTAAGTAAAGACCTTCGCAGTGAAGTACCGGCCCTCGTACCCTTAATACCAACGTCCGCCATAGTAGCTATCATTGCTGCTGTTTCCTCGATGGTATTATTAGTCATCTTAGCAACACCGGCGACCATACTCATTGTTTTGCCAAGTTGAGCAAATGTCATATTAGAACTTGTAACCGCTTTTGCCATAACATCTGTAACATGTGCTGTATCCTCAAAAGCAATCTTAAAACCCTTCATCGTATCAACTACCATCTCAGCAGCAGCACCCATCTCCAATGTCGCCGCTTTCGATAACGCTGCCACCGGTACAAAGGCCTTCATCTGGTCGGCAGCCGACAGACCGGCAGAGCCAAGAAAATAAAACGCTTCCGCTGTTTTGGTAGCAGCCATATTAAGCCTGACTGCTTCGGTCTCCGCCATTTCCCCCATCTTTTTGAATTGAGTAGCAGTTACATCACTAACCGCCGTTGCAACCCGCATAGCTCTCTCGAAATTGCCATATCCTTTAACCATCAACCCGATACTACCGGTTACTAATAAGCCAGCCATTCTCGCACTTCTGCCCATCTGCTGAATTTGAGCAGCGTTGGCCTTCAACGTAGATTCCATTTTAGCTGAAAATGTTTTAACCTGAGCTGCGGCTTTCGATAAACCAACCGTCAACTTGCTTATATCTGCTGTAATCCAAACTGAAAGTTCGCCTATATTCATTTTTTCTTCCTGTATTTAGCTAAGAATTTACCTGGGTTCGGCATACCCGCCTTAATCCAGGCCTTCTTCTCCTGTTCAGTAAAACTAAATGACGGCATACCTGCCTTTTCCATCTTCTCTTTCGGATTACTGACGCTCCCCGGCTGTTCATCTTTTATATCAAACCATGCAAATAATACCTGTCTTATAGTTTCCATCGCCATATCGGTACGCCTGACCGCCTGACGATATACATCCAGTTCGTTCAGGTAATGAATAAGTTGCTGAAGCGTTATTTTTTCTATCCGTTCCGGCTCCCAGCCAAACTCCAAACTAAGTGTAAAATATATGGTGGCCCAATCTATTTCTTGGTCTTCTTGACCTTGCGATGCTTCCTCTTTGTGGGCCTTCGGGAGTTTTTTACTTCGACATCCAGTGCGTTTTTGACTGTATCCATAACAACTTTTAGGTCCGCCTTATCAAGTTCTATTTCCACCTCATTCTCAGTAAGCTCATCTTTGATTTGTTTACCTAATAGCCAGATAAACGGCACTATGTTATCCAGATAGGTAAAATCAATGCCGGGCCAAGTTTCACCTGTATGAGAATCTTTACCCGGCATTATTTTTACTATAGGGATACCGTAATGCTTCTCCATCCGCCTGAGTGTTTTGATGTTTGGCTTAGTAGCAATCATCAATTTTTCAGTTAAACGGACTGTATCGACTCCCATGTCCGCTAAGCTAATAGCAGTTTTTTCAGTCATGTTCTGCTCCTTATACAAAAATCATGCTTTTCATAAAAAAAATTCATGAATTTTGTTATGTTAAAGATGTCCCTTGAACCTGTTCGGCGATAAAGCCAATCTTATCACCGGTATCTCTATCACTGTCAGTCAGGCCCTCAAACTCGATGTCATATAAATTGAACTCCGTCTCATGGAATGGCAAAATCAACTCTTGAGTCGTAACCGCCTTATACAGACAAATGATGATTTTCTGGTTATTCGGCCTGATATGCTCAAATAGTACGCAGTAGTCATCAACTGTTTTACTGCCACCGAATTTCATTACATCGTAACTGGCACCAGTCGTACTAAAATCTTCATAGCTGCAAGCTCCTTGGTCAAGGGGGAAGCTCGTGCTCGAATCAATAGACATTCCCTCTGCGGTCGCACCTATTGCCATTCTCATACTGGCTACATCGACCTCAGCTAAAGATGCTTTCAGTCTTGCACCTTCTTCGATGATAAACCGTCTTACAGGCCCGAGTTCATTTGACGGTCTGAAATCCAATTTGCTCCGAACATACTCAAAAGTTACATCACCTTTGAGATAACCAACATTTACACCGTTGACATACAAATCCCCGGCTCCTAACGATACTTTTGTTACATCAGCCATTTTTATTTCTCCTTAAAACACTATCAAAAACTTTTCGATACTCTGCTGCGATTTTTTTAATGTCATGATATTGTTCTGCGAACGCTCTGCCATTTTCCGCTAATCTTTTTCGTAGTTCAATATCGTTTTTTAGCATGAGAATTTTTTCAACAATATCCGCAGAATCCCTTTTGATAAACAAAACATTTTGCCTATCCTGTAATGCCTCGCCGTGATAACCAACCTTTGTGCACAACACTGGCACACCACACGCCAAGGCCTCTTTAATTGTATTCGAGCACCCTTCACCTTTACTCGGCATTACAATACAATCTACTGAATTATAAAACTCCGGCATTCTATCATTAGGCATATTATTTTTTCCGTGCAGCATGTGTTTTGTTTCAATCTGCATGGCAAGTTTAATCTGCGTTGCTTCCACATAGAATTTCCAGCCCTTATAATCAGCACCCGGTCCCCACACATTACCTACGAAACCGGCGATGAATTTCCTTGTATAATCCCGCTTAGCGTCAGGCTTAAACAAATCCAAATCAACGCCATTTGGGATTAAATGAGTATTTTCATTTACAGCAGCACCAATATCACATAACTCTTGATTTGTTGCCACAACCGCACCAACCTGGCTTAACTGCTTATCATACCGATGCCGGTCATGTGTTTTATCGTTTAATACCAAGCCTCCCATTCTCGCTACAGCTTTCATTCTATCAGCCCCTTTCATTAACTGGATTGAATCTAAATTT